TTGATGCCACTAGTGTAACCGCAGCAGGTGCATTAATGGATAGTGAATTGGCTGGTATTGCAGCAGTCAAAGCGACTACGGGTACATTCTTAACTGCTGATCAAACTAAATTAGATGCTATTGAAGCTAGTGCTACCGCAGATCAAACTGCTGGGGAAATACTAACTGCTATAGAGAATGGTGTTGACAGTGTTCATTATGTGGACGGAAGTATTGATGGTGAGCATTTAACAGCTGTCATGAACCCGGCATTAACAACTACAGGCAAATCCCTGGTAATGGGATTCTAAAAAGGAGAATTAAAAATGGCAAGCGAAGTATTAAGCGTAGCATTAAATGCAGCTTTATCTAATGCCGAAGCTGATCTTTTAACGGTTGCTTCGGGACATACTTATACTGTCCTAAGTATGACGTTATGTGAAACAGCGGCAGCAGCAGAAACTTTTGATCTTTATGTGAGAGACGATGCAGGAGCTAACGACTATTATCTATACAAAGCGCAAGCGTTGGCAGCTAATGCTACTTTTGAACATACAAGTAAATTTGTTTTAACAGCGGGTGACGTTTTATCTGGTGTGACAGGAAATGCAGCAGATGTAGACGTTATTATTAGTTATCTCGATCAAACATTATAACTTAGGAGAATAATCTAATGAGTGGAATCATAGGTGATAATGTTGGTCGTGGGTCAGGTGTTACAGTAGCCCCGTCTGGTGGGTTGGAAGCAGGAACTAAAACTGACTTCTTCCAAGCATCGGCTCCTACTGATTGGACACAGGATACAGGACACAACGATAAACAATTAAGAGTAGTTTCTGGAACAGGTGGTGGAACTGGTGGTACAGCAGCAGTAAGTAGTCCTGCACATAATTTATCTGGTTCTTCTACTCATAATTTAGCAGCAGCATCACATACATTGACTTCGTCAGAAATGCCGAGTCATACTCATAGTCTTACCCTGGGTAGTCGTCCTGCGCCTTATTATAACCCCGCAGGGCCCTCAACCGTGAGTAGCCCAAAAAATAACTGGGGTGCCACAACTAATTCTAGTGGTAGTAGTAGCGGGCATCTGCATAGTATGTCTGGGAGTATTAGTACTAGCGTATCAGGCGGAAGCATTACTGCTCCATTATATATGGACGTTATTATTGCTGAAAGAGACGCGTAGTAGTATGAGTGTAAAAGTTGAATTAACTTGCCCACTAGGATCAACATGTGAAGAAGTTAAGGACGGTGTAATCCATCGTTGTATATGGTATACAAAAGTAATTGGTAAGCACCCCCAATCAGAAGAGCATATAGAAGATTGGAAGTGTGCTATCGCATGGATGCCTATATTACAAGTTGAAATGAGTCAAACAAATAGAGGGCAAACAGGTGCTATTGAATCTTTTAGAAATGAAACAGTTAAAGGGCAAAAAACTTTTAATACATTAGTAGAACAACGAAATAATCTTTTGGAGAATAAAAAATGAGTGCTGTTACATTAATACCCAGTGATAAACAAATGGTTTTAGATGGTGATTCTGCGGAGTTTGATCTAAAGTTAGATGCCAATATTCATGCTATCCAATGGGATGGTAGTAAAGGATATATTGAATATGTTGATGGTTCTCCTAACGAGGAAATAACAGAGTTTGATGAAGCTGGATGGATAGCAAAACATAAACAAGCAAAACTTGATGTTCAAGCAGCAATCGCTGCTGAAGAGAAAAAAATAGCTGATGCTATGACGTATAGTGATAAACGTAAAGTTGAATACGATAGATTAGAACAATTTGAACTGATGTATGATGATAAAATTAACGATACCACGACATGGGTTGATGCTATTGCAGATATAAAGAAATCTTATCCAAAATAAATGAATGCGTGAATTATTTTGGAAAGAATTAAATAAAGCTAGTAGTAATAAAGAAGTAAAACATTGGCAAGGTATATTTCCGGAAGCAGCAATAATTAATTTTGAAACATTACTAAATCAAAGCCAGTACATTTCCAGACTTACAGGCCACGATACGATAATGGATAATTACTGTGTCAATATGCCTAATGTTGAAAACAATAAACATATTAAACCTTTCTTTACAGAATTTGTGACTAACTACACCTCCGTTGAAGGTGATGTAAAAGTTAATTGTTCTTTCTTTTGGAGTCTCTCAGATAATCACAGTTCTTTACATATGCACAGAGATTTAGAATCTGTACTATTAATACAAGGCTACGGTGAAGTGTGTATACCGACAACAAATGAAGAAGCCGATAATTATAAAATACAGCATTTAAAAATTGGTGACGCCTTATTCCTTCCTAGATTACTTCCACATAAAGCTATTCCATTATCGCCTAGAGTTACCTTAAGCATTGGGGCAAATCCTTTATCAAAATTAGATGTATAAAGTTGTTAGAAATGCGATATCAAAAGATCTTGCTGGAGTTTGCTATGACTATTTGCAACTTAGACGCGAAGTAGCAAAAGTATATTTTACTACAGGATACCAGCATCCTGATAGTGTAGATTGGGGGCATTTTACTGATCCCGACTATCCTGGGGCGTACCACTACTACTCGGATGTTTTACTGGAAACACTGTTAACAAAAGTACAACCAATTATTGAAAAGGAAATGGGACTTACGCTATATCCTCATTATAGTTTCGGAAGAATTTATATAAAAGGCAATATTCTTGAAAGACATAAAGACCGACCTGCTTGTGAAATTTCTGCTACTTTAAATTTAGGTGGAGATCCGTGGCCTATATTTTTAGGGCCTTCTGGAAAAGAAGGAACAACAGGAGTAAGCGTATTATTAGAACCTGGTGATTTATTGACATATGAAGGAGTTAAATTAGAGCATTGGAGAGAAAGATTTGAAGGAGAAAATTGTACCCAAGTTTTTTTTCATTATGGTAACGTGTTAGCAGAAAAAGCAGAAGAACATAAAAATGATGGAAGACCATTTTTAGGACTACCCTATTATTACCAAGGATTTAAATTGGATGACAATTACAATCGCAGCTAGAGGTAAGCATATATCTAATAAAATGAGCGAGTGGTTTTCTAGATATCATAATGTTGGATATAAAAATATTACAGGAGTTTTTGGATTTACTAAAGAAAAATCACCATTATATGGAGGAAGGGTTTGGGAAAGAGCAGAAGTTACGGATGAAGATTATGCTTGGATGGTAGCCAATGGGATAAAATTAAAAATTCTATTAACTGGAGACAAAGTATCAAAAGAACATTACGAAGAATCATTTCCATTACTTGAAAGATATCATATTAAAGGTAATTCAGTTGTCACGGTAAATAATAAATTAGCTCAATGGATAAGAAGAGACTACAGTGATTATACATTAGAAGCTAGTGTTATAAAGCAAACTCAATTTTCTGAGATAGACAAGGTTCTTGATTTATATGACAGGCTTCATTTACCAATGCATCTTAACGATAATGAAGAAGAATTAAAGAAGATTAAACAAAAAGATCGTATTGTTTTATTCGCTAATGCTGGGTGTGCTTATGGATGTAAGAGTCAAATTTGTTATCCATCAGTTGCAGCTGTGAATAGAACTGGTGATGTACATTTATACAGATGTAGTCAAATGTTTAATTTAACAAAAGAACCGTCAGAAATGAAAGTGTTTGATATGAAAAAATTAAATAGTTTAGGATTTTTTAATTTTAAAGTTTTAGCTAATTTTACCTATAAACCTACTTATAATTAATATGGCTCATTTATTTTGGCAGGATGAAGGCGGTTTAAGTAAAAAAGAGTGTGAACATATTTTAAAAGAATATGAAAATGTGGGTCTTGAAGCCGGTATAACAGATAACAAAGCTAGTATTTCTGTTAAACAACGACAAGCTGACATACATTGGGTTAAAAATAATAATTTATTAACTCGATCATTATTTCAATATGCGCTTGACGCTAATGATCTAAAATTTAGATATACTCTTTTTAATTATGAAAAAAGCGGCGAATACGATCAAATACAATTTACAAGGTATAATGAAGGATGTTTTTATGATTGGCATGTAGATTTTTATGAAATAAGTAAAAATGGATCAAATAGAAAGCTATCGTTAATAGTTAATCTAAGTGATCCTAAAGATTATGATGGAGGAGATTTAGAATTTTTTGAGGGAGAGGAACCGCCTTTTAGTCCAGCTAAAAGAAAACAAGGATCTATCGTTGTTTTTGATTCATTTGATTGGCATAGAGTTACTCCTGTTACTAGAGGTACTCGTTATTCTTTAGTACTGTGGGTGTGGGGGCCAGAGTTAAAATGAAAGATGATTTTATAGAAGTTTACAAAAAACAGATTCCTGACGAGTTATGTAATAAACTTGTTGCTATACTTAATAGATATGAGAAAGACAATGGAGCTGGTTCAGCCAAAATTCATATACCTGATAGACGTGACTTTCAATTGGCACTAGATTGGATTGATAACGCCCTACCAGATGACTTGTTTTTATCACAAAAAATTCATAATTTTTTAAATGATGGTCTGAATAAATACAGACATAAATATATGCATTTGCTAGGTACTAAAACTGAAGTTGATTATGTAAGTCTTAGAGTTAAACTACAAAAAACACCGATAGGCGGTGGATATCATAATTGGCATTATGAAAATGGTTTAGGCACAGACGCTACTAGAGTTTTTGTTTGGACTGTTTATTTAAATGATTTACCAGAAGGTGAAGGTGAAACAGAATTTTTACATTATGGAAGAAGAATACAACCAACTAAAGGAGATATGCTCCTGTTTCCGGCTTACTTCATGCACACACATAGAGGCAATCCCCCTATAACAACAGAAAAATACATAGCAACCGGATGGTGGCATTATGCTGTATGAAAATTTTATATCAAAAGACGAACAAGAAAATTTAAAAGATTGGGCATTCGAGGAAGAATGCAGATTAAAACCAAATTTAAATGGTCCTGGGAGATTCTTTAACCAAGTAAATAATCTTGCTGAAAATGAACTTGTTTATATTATTAAAGATAGAATTATTAAAAAGTTTAATCTTTATGGTTGGGCAGCTGATCCACAGCTTGGAGATTGGTTAGGAATGCAAAAAGACGGTGCTTATATTAATTTTCATAAAGATAAGTTGCCAATTGGAGAACATCATAGATTTAATGTACTAATTCAATTACCTCATGAAGGTGGTATAAATATATATAACGGCGAAGAATTAGTAGTTAAAGAGCGGATGCTAATTAACTATAGACCAGATTTATATATACATGGAACAACAAAAGTTGTTGGAGATCGGCCTAGAATTAATCTAAGTTTTGGATTTGCAAGTGATGTATTAAAATATAGTAATACGTGATTATTTCATTTAAACACAATTTTATTTATTGGCGACCTATTAAAGTTGGTGGTAGTGCAGTACTACAAGCATTAGGCGA